ATACCCATTAAATGATCCAACATCACCAGAGTGGAAAGCAGCAGCTGCAAAAGAAAAAATAAGAGTTGATAATCTAAAGAAAGAATATAAAGAAAAAAAGAAAGAACATGAAGAAAAAAAGAAAGAATTTGACGAGTGGAAAGCATTACAGGAGAAAAAGGAAGCTTAATCATGGAAGATAATAAAACTCAAAAAGAAAAAATTATTAAGAAAGTAGAAAAAGGCGAAGGTAAGTTTGGTGACGGAACTGTTGTGAAAACAACTGAAGATGGTTCTACTATCGAAAGAGTGGACCACGCATGGCAACAGAAGCAGGGTAGTAAAATATCTTCTGAAGGTTTCCATAAAGATGGTTATAGTACCATAACAATGCCAAAAGATATTGATACCAACACACCAGAAGGAAATAGAAAAGCTGGTAAATTTGTGGAAGAAGTTCGTACAGCTGTAAGGCGAGGTAAGAAACTAGAATACGAAAGCAAGCAAGCATCAAAGAGAACTGGTATTGCTCATAAACCAAATGGGAAAGACTACAAAGATGGTTGGGATAGAATCTTTGGTAAGAGAGATTGAGTAGATGGAAGATAATAAGCTAAATTAGTTGTTGACAAACTATATTTTTTATGTTATATTAATAATACGATGAATGATGAAACTTGATAAGGAAATAAATATTATGAAACTAGCAATCGGTACAACTGTATCATACATGAATGATCTTGGTGACAAATACACAGGAGAGATATCAGAAGTTATTTCTGACTCCTACGATGACGTTAAGCTAGAGGATGGTTCAGTTATATATTGGTCTAAAAAGACCAAGAAGTACGTTCCTGTACGTGACAAACACAAAGATTCTATCTTTTTTGAGATTAAAACACCTCTTGGCCTTGAGTATGCCTCTGAAAAAGAGTTATTCTAATATTATATTGTCTAAATATAAATTACCATGACAAAATATAGAGTAGTTAGTAAATCAATAATAGCTGATAATTTGGAATACGTAGACGCTTTTACAATAGTAGAGCATCTACGTTCTTCAAATCCAAACCATATTGACGTATACCATATTGAGAAATGTGATCCGCCAGATAAACCAGAGAAGAATAGGTTAGGACGCGATCCAGACCTACATTAATCCTTATAAATAATCATATAGATATATGTGAGGATTGGAATGGCAGAACAAAGTAATTTTATGGGGCTAGACGGTTTCGTTTGGTTTGTGGGTGTAGTAGAAGATCGTAATGATCCTGATGCATTAGGAAGAGTAAGAGTCCGTTGCATTGGTTTTCATACAGAAGATATTTCTGCTTTACCAACAACCGATTTACCGTGGGCTCATGTCATGCATCCTGTTACAGACCCATCCATGCATGGTATGGGAAGTACTCCATCTTTTCTTGTTGAGGGTTCTTATGTTATAGGATTCTTTAGAGATGCTGGAGATAAACAACAACCCATCATCATAGGTTCTTTGCCAGGCAATCCAGAGTCTGCTGCTGATCCCAGATCAGGATTTAATGATCCCAGAGGAATAAACGCTATACAGACACAGTATAAAGGTAATCCTGTTTATGGGCCTTATCCTGTAGATGGTGAAGACTATACTATGGCATCAGGCCATGAAGTGGGTGAACCAGATACTAGTAGACTTGCTCAAGGTGAAAATTCTGAAAATCATAATGCATTAATTGATCGTAGGGCAATGAGACTTAGCGGTGATCCATCTAATTTAATTGGTACTCGTGGTACTGGCGTTCCTACTGCAACCAAACCAAACTTATCCGCTGTATCTACTGTTGCAGAATCAGAGACAAGAGGATTTTGGGAAGAGCCACATCCTAAAGGTCTTTCTAAAACAGCAAAACCATATAAATCTTCACAGTATCCATACAACCATGTTCATGAAAGTGAATCAGGCCATATACGCGAGATAGATGATAGCCCTGGCGCAGAAAGATTATTCACTCAACATAAGTCTGGTACATTTGAAGAGTTACATACAGACGGTTCAAAGGTTGTTAAGGTTATAGGAGACAACTATGAAATTATTGCTGGTGATTCTTATGTGTCTATATCAGGAAGTGTTAATCTAACAATAGCAGGAACGGTAAGAGAATATATTAAAGGAGATTATCATTTAGAAGTAGAGGGTGACTATACGCAAAAGATAGGTGGTAATATACGTACCAAGGTTGGATATAAAAGTGGTGGTAATGTTGAGGAAGAAATAAAAGGTAATCACGCATATAATATTAGTGGTTATGTAAGAGGAAACATTGGGCCTTTAGAAGGGTCAGCTGCATCAGGTGAAGGTGATGTTGATATAAACATAGTTGGATCGAAAACAGAAATTATAGGTAAGAGAGCTACTATTTTTGCTGAAGATAATATTGCTATTTTTTCCAATAATGATTTGTTTGTTAGTGCAGAAAATAATATGACGTTAGCAACTAGCTCTGGTATAATGTCATTTAAGTCTGGTTCAGATTTAGATATGAGATCACAGACAGCTATGGTAATTAAAACGGAAACTACTATGTCTCATATATCAGGTACAACATTTGCAACTACATCTGGAACATCGTGGACAGCTACGATAGGAACAACATGGGGAGTTACTGCTGGTGATGATATTACAATTGTTGGTGGCCCAAATATCAACTTGAATCCATAGGAATAGTTATGGCTCACGCATTTAGAATAATGGACAGTACAAACGTAATAACAACTTATACTAATTATGATGACATACCATTAGCAACATTGAAACACGTTATTAGTTTTATACCAGATTTAGGAACAGAAGAACAGTCGAATGAAATATTATTGGAAGTGGATACTTTAAATTCTGGAGCAACAGATAAATTTATTGAAGAGTCTGAAGGAGTTTTGGTTGGAGATGATTTAATTCTTAATGGTACTTCATCTGAGTATATATCTTTAGAAGGTGGTGGGCATATTGTAACAGAACAAGATGGTAATATAATAAATGAGAGTTCTGTAGTTATTGATGGTGATAATTTAGTAATGGAGAATGCTGAGGGTAGAGATAAATTAGTACCAGAGAATTTTGCAGATGGTGAAGAAAACCATTTGGTATTAGAACTTATAGATGGGGATTCTTTTTTTGGGCCGTTTGTTAAATTAGAAACAGGAACAACAGATATTTTATTAGATGAAGATGGTGGAAAGATTAATTTTGATAATATAGTGGGTGATGCTGTTGGTGCAGATCATTATCATCCTCCAGTTGGAGAAAATCATGTTGATGGTGATGGCCATACAGAAGAAGAACATAGAGAGATTGCTTTGTGGAATTTTAAATTACAAACATTAATAACACAGGAGAATACAAATGCCAGCAGTAACTAGAATAGGTGATGCAGATATACCACATTGTTCTGGTATGACTAGAGCTGTAGGTTCTCCAAATGTATTTGTTAATGGTATTGCGGTAAGTAGGCAAGGAGATATTAATACAGTACATCTTCTTCCAGGCGCACCTTGCCCACCTCATGTTGCACCTATAGCTATAGGTTCACTTACGGTAAAGATTAATAGTGTGGGGTGTGGAAGAATTGGTGATGGTATTAGTGCGTGTACATCAGTTGCGGCTGGTAGTGAAAATGTGTTTGCAGGGGGGTAGAATATGGATTTAACGACATCAGGTTTAGCAGGGACAAATGATAAATTTAATAATATATTAAAGAAGATTGACTCTACAGCAGAAACTATGAAAGCACAAATACAAGCTGATGCATCAGCTGCGGCCGCAGCAATTGGTTCTGAATTATCAGCTCTTAGTGGAGAACTTAGAAGTTTAGTTCCTCAAGGTGCTGCTTTACCGAATATCAATTTACAGTCACAATTAGAAAGTTTGTCTGGACTTGTCGATCCAACTCAAGCAGCAAATTTGCTTGCAAGTATTACAACAAGTTTTGGTACAGAACTTTCCGCATCTGGATTTAATTTAGACACTCTTGTTTCTGATGCAGCTGCAGCTGTTACTGGTGGTAAGAGTTTATCTTTTGATATTCCAAATTTTGAAAAACCAGCTGATGGTGTGTCTGCCGCAATTCAAAAAGCGGTTGCGGTTAAAATACCATCTACTGATCCTGTTGTAGAAGCTGTTGCAACATTTACAGAATTTGATACCTTCACTTCTTTTAAGACTACCGCAGCAAGTTCAGTTTTAACTACCTCAACTACTTTACCTACAGTAGATACTGCACAACTTACGATTACAGAAAAATCTACAAATATTACTCAAGGATCAATAACTAAAGCAGTAACAACTGCTGAAGATGCTATTGAAGGTGTGTTTGCAGAACTTAAAAGAAAAAATGTTAGTGCTGCCGGGTTTGTTTCTAGGCCGGTGTTTATAGCTGCAAAGATTTTAAGTGAAGAAGTTTCTACTTCTGCTGATGGTGTAGTTATTAAATTACCAGATACCCCAACAAAAATACGAAGAATTAAAGGTTATGACGAAGAAGGTAAAGGTTGGAGGATATTTGAGGCCCCACTATCAGAAAAAAGAAAAGCACGTTTTGATTCATTTACTGTAGTAGGAAACGAAATAACAATAAAACAAAAATTAAGAACATATGTTGAACACCCAAATGTAGAAAGGTTTCCAAAGCTTTTGTTTAGAGTCCAATATTTTACCAACTCTACATATGATCCAAATTATGGAGTTGACTAAACTGTATAAATACAGATATAATAGTATGAACTATAAAGAAAAATGAGTTTTCTTTATAAATAAATGTAACAGGAGTTTAGCTTAATGGCATCACCAACCGCATTTCCAGATGCACAAGGTCAAAATAATATAGACCGTAATGTGCAACAATATCGTGATTTGGATTTGTTCTTTGCAAAGACTCAAGCATCTAAGGATGTAAGAAAAGTTACAGATATTGCGGCAGTTAAAAGGTCTGTTCGTAATCTTGTTTTGCTGAACCATTATGAGAAACCCTTTCATCCAGAAATTGGTTCTGGTATTAGGGATATGTTATTTGAGAATATGAGTAACATGACAGCTTTTATTCTTGCAAAAAAGATAGAAGATGTTATTGAAAATTTTGAACCAAGGGTTAGACTTATTAGTGTTAGGGCTGACCCAAATTTAGATCGTAATGAATATGAAGTGACAATTGAGTTCTTTGTTGTTAATGCACCTACAGAGCTTGTTGACTTAACAGTATTTCTAGAGGTATTACGATAATGGCAATCAACAATAAAAGATTAGAAGTAACAGAATTTGATTTTGATGATGTAAAAGATAATCTTAAAACATTTTTAGGTGCTCAAACTGAATTTACTGATTATGATTTTGAAGGTTCTGGTATGAGTGCGTTGTTAGATGTTCTAGCATACAACACTCACTATCTTGGTTTCAATGCAAATATGTTAGCAAACGAAATGTTTTTGGATAGTTCATCATTAAGATCAAGCGTTGTTTCTCACGCAAAGACATTAGGTTATGTACCATCTTCCGCTCGTGCTTCAAAAGCAACAGTAGATGTTACTCTTAATACGAATGACACTTCTGCAACTATGCCATCTGGAACTGTTTTCAATACAACTGTGGATGATGTATCTTATCAATTTTCGACTATTAGTGATGTAACAAAATCTAACACTGGTAATACTATTCCTTTTGTTGGTATTGATATCTACGAAGGTTCATTTATTACTACAAGATATACAGTAGATTCTTCTGATATAGATCAAAGATTTATCATCACAGACAATAGAGCTGACACTACTACTTTAACCGTCAAAGTGCAAACATCATCTACAGATTCATCTTCTAATACATTTACAGAAGCAACAGATATAACACAAGTAACAACTGGAAGTAATGTTTATTTTTTACAGGAAGTTGAAGCTGGATTGTTTGAAGTTTATTTTGGTGATGGTATTATTGGTACTGCTCTTTCTGATGACAACATTGTTATACTTACATATGTTGTATCAAACAAAACAGCAGCTAACGGAGCTTCTATTTTTACAAATTCTGCTGCGATTGCAAGTATTACAGATGTAACAGTTGCAACATCAGCAATTTCAACTGCTGGTTCAGAACCAGAAAGTATTTCATCTATTAAATATAACGCACCTTTAGATTTTGCTTCTCAAGGTCGTTGTGTTACTTCAGAAGACTATAAAGTTTTTGCAAAAAAGTTTTTTCCTAACACACAATCTGTTCAAGTATTTGGTGGAGAAGCTGGTTCTTTTGATACAAGTCTTGGTGTTGTTGATACTCCAGAATATGGAAAAGTCTTTATATCAATAAAATCTACGACAGGTAATGCTTTAACTGCCACTCAAAAAACTCAGCTAGTTACTGATCTTGCACCATTTACAGTAGCATCTATAACTCCAGTTGTTGTTGATGTACAAATTACAAAACTTATTTTACAAGTAGTCTTTAAATTTGACTCTAGTAAGACAACAAAAACTTCATCTACATTAGCATCTAATATTTCTTCTACATTAACAACTTTCAATACTGATTCTTTAGGGCAATTTGAAGGTGTGTTTAGACATTCAAAAGTAACAGGACTTATAGATGGTGCTGATAATTCTATAACTGGTAATATTACAAAAGTAACAATGTCTGATGATCTAACACCAACAATAGGTACATCAACGGGATATACTATTCGTTTCAATAATAAGTTATATAATCCTCATGCTGGTCACAACTCAGCATCTGGTGGTGTGATATCTTCTACTGGATTTAAGATTAGTGGAGATACTACTAATGATATGTTTTTTGATGATAACGGTAGTGGAGTTTTAAGACTTTATTATCTTGTAGCTGGTGTAAGAATATATCAAGATGCAACAGCTGGAACAGTAGATTATGCAGCTGGTAAAATTGTTATCAATAGTATTAATATAACAACAATATCAAGTGTTGATGGTGCAGCTTCTAGTATAATAAGAGTTACAGCAATTCCAGATTCAAGCGATATTGTTCCTTTACGTAATCAACTATTAGAAATAGATTTTATTAACACTACTGTACTAGGAGAAGTAGATACTGTATCAACAGGAGATTCGGCCGCAGGGTCAACATATAATACAACCTCTAGTTATACAACGCCGTCGAGTTATTAACTTATGGCTCCTTTTGATAATCCATATTCATCAGACTTGACAACTAAACTTAGTCCTTTAATAGAAGGTCAAGTTCCTGATTTCATACAAGCAGACCATCCTCTATTTGTAAAGTTTTTAAAATACTATTATGAGTATTTAGAAGCTGGTGAATTGCGAGTCAATGTTAATGTCGATAATCTACTTTTAGAATTAGAAACTCCATCAAGCGTT